GACACGAAGTTCACCAGAGCGATTGCCGAAATCCAGAAAGACGAACAGCGCGCACATTACGGCACAGGCACGCTTCAAATGCAGTCAATTTATCAACGCCAAAATGCAAGCGCGTAGGAGCATATCATGTCAGCAATGTCAGACTATCTTGAATTAAAATTCTTGGATCACTTCACTGGTCGCGCGGCAACATCTGCGCCATCTGCCGTCTATGTCGGTCTGTCAACAGGATCGATGGCTGATGATAACAGTGGCACCGAATTAACAGGCAACAACTATTCACGCAAAGCTGTGACTTTTGCCGCCGCATCAGGCGGTTCAATATCAAGCAATGCCGCCGTCGAATTTGACGCCGCATCAGGCTCATGGGGTACTGTATCCCATTGGGCTATTTACGATGCCTCATCATCAGGAAATCAGCTTTTTCACGGAAGCTTTACGACAGGCAAAGCAATCGGCTCTGGCGATATTCTTAAAATAGCAAGCGGCTCACTGACCATCACAGCCGCTTAGAGGGCTAATCAATGGCATTGGGTATTCCGAATCTTGACCAGATTACAACAGCGCTTGACAGCATTGTTGGAAGTCTTGACACCGATGCTGATCTGCACAAAGTCGAATGGTCAAACCCTACGCTTGAACAGCTAGACAGTTGGGGGACGCTTGAACAGCTAGACAGTTATGGCAACTTAGACGCGCTGACTTCACTCGCTGTTTTGCAGGCATCCGCAACGGCGGCAACGTCTGCAACGGCAACGGCTGAACTGGTCTTTGCAATCGAAGTCGAAGCAACAGTTTCGACATCGGCAACAGCCACAGCAACACCGACTCGCATTACTCAAATGACGGCATCGGTTGCTTCGGTTGGCTCAGTAAGTGCCACAGCCACAGCAATCAAGATTCCGGTTGCCAGCGCGTCGGTAACAGCTACGGCAACAGCGTCAGCGACACCAGTTCGCCAGCTAGTGGCAAGCGCCAGCACATCGGCAAGCGTTTCGGCTTCGGCAAATATCGTCATCACGGCATCGGCTTCGGTCGATACAAGCGCATCAACATCTGCATCACCGGTTGCTGAATTTGCAATGACGGCGACAGGCGCATGCGCTGTATCTGGCACCGTTACTGGCAAAGTGCTTGGTGAAGATTGGTCATTGGTTGGATCAGGTTCGGAAACTTGGACAGACATCACGGCTGGCTCTGAAGTGTGGAGTCAAGTTTCGGCAGGCACAGAGGTTTGGTTACAGCAATGATAAACTTTGGCGAATGGCTACCTGACCAGCCCGACTTGAACAACAAAGGCGTGACGTTAGCAAAAAACGTGATTCCAGCCGCCGCAGGCTATCGCGGGCTTAATTCTTTTGAGGCAGTATCAAATGCCGCCACAAATGAACTAAAAGGCATTTTTGCCGCAAAAGATAACAGCGATAACGTGAGTCTATTTGCTGGCGACTCTGGCAAGTTGTACGCATTCAACGCTGGCACAAACGCGCTGGATGACAAAAGTAAAGGTGGCGGCTATAGCCTGACATCTAAAGAAAAGTGGCGGTTTGTGCAGTTTGGCACAAGTGTAATCGCGGCTGGCGGCATTGGCGAGACTTTGCAAAAATGGACTCTTGGCACTTCATCAGCTTTTGCCGATGTAGCTAACACTCCGCCAAAAGCAGACTTTATCGCAGTCGTTCGCGATCAGGTCTGGCTTGCTAATATTGACGAAGGCAGTGGGCGCGTGCCGTTCAGAACACGTTGGTCTGCGATCAACGATGAAACCGGATGGACGACCGGAACGAACCAATCTGACTTTCAGGACATTCCTGATGCTGGTGCTATCACTGGTCTGGTTGGCGGCGAATATGCAGTCATTTTGATGGAACGTGGTATCGCAACAGCCAGCTATGTTGGTAGCCCGCTTATTTATCAGATCGATCGCGTTGAAAATTCGCGTGGCTGTAATTATACCGGTTCAGTGGCATCGATTGGCAAGCTGGTTTTCTATCTTTCAGACGATGGCTTCTATGCTTTCGATGGTCAGAAAAGCAATGCGATTGGTGCGGAAAAAGTTAATAAGTGGTTTTTCGATAACTTTGACTCAGCGCATATTGATAAGATGTCAGCCGCTATTGACCCGACGAACCAGATTGTCGCTTGGTCTTTTGTGTCAAATGATGCAACAAGCACAACACCTGACAGGATACTTATTTATAACTATGCCGTCGGCAAATGGTCATATGCTGATGTTGAAGCTGATTTAATCGCGCCGTTCTTTACAGCCGGTTACACGCTGGAAGCGCTTGATAATTTGTCATCATCTATCGATAGCCTGCCTGCATCTCTGGACAGCCCGCTTTTCAAAGGTGGATCATTCTTGTTTGGTGGATCGCTAAACAAAAAGATTTTCGGTTTCACAGGCCAGCCATTAGCGGCAACGATTGAAACCGGTGAGTTCACTTTAACAAATGGGCGCCACACATTGGTTGCGCGAACGGTTCCATATTTCAGAGATGGTTCGGTCACAATGCAAGTCGGTGTTCGCGATAGGCAAGACGATGCAGTGACTTTTGACACAGCATCAAGCCTCACAGATGAAGGCTTTTGTGAGCATCGCGTTCAGGGCAGATTCCATCGCGCCCGCATGAACATTTCAGGCGATTGGGATTTTGCGCAGGGCTTAGATATTGAGGGCAGACCACTTGGCAGACGTTAATTTTAGACGGCTTCCGGTAGAGGCCAACAACCCGCGTGAAATCAGTCAGGTCGTCAATAACATTCTTGATGGCAAACTTAACAGCACCGGCACTGTAACGCTTGCGGCATCAGCTACATCGACAGCCGTAGCAGATGAGCGCGCAGGCTCAACAAGCATCATTTTGTTGATGCCAACAACGGCAAATGCGGCGGCAGAGATTGGCGCAGGCACAGCATATATCAGCGCCCGCACAAAGCGATCATTCACGATCACGCATGCAAATAATAGCCAGTCAGATCGCACTTTCGGCTATGTCGTTATTGGATGAATGGAGCCGATGTTCAGAGTGGATTGATGCGGCTCTGTTACATGCACACGGCAGTCACACGCTTCAAGATGTTTTAGACATTGTTGTTAAAGGCGATGCGCAGTTCTGGCCTTTTGACGATGCGGCAATCGTTACAGAAATAATTCGCTATCCACAGCGCACAACTTTGCGCTTTTGGTTAGCCGGTGGAAATTTTGAAACATTGGCAGAGGCAGAGCCGAAGCTGATTAATTGGTCAAAGCAATTTGACTGCACATCTGTCGAAATCGTCGGCAGGCGCGGATGGGTTCGGGCTTTGGATGGCTACGAAGCAACCGCGACAATCATGGCAAAGGATTTTTGATATGGGTAAAGGTGGCGGCGGCGGAGGTTCACAAACTGTAAATACTCAGGTTGAACCACCAGCATATGCAAAACCATTTCTTGAATATGGACTTGCGCAGGCAAAAGATCAGTATAACAGCACTATGCCTGATTACTATCCCGATAGCACAGTTGTCGGTTTCGCACCTGAATCTGAAATGGCTCTTAACAGCATTCGCGATCAGGCGCTTGATCCAACAGGCATGTCGCAGACTGCGCAGAATGTTGTTCAGCAAAATTTGATGGGTACAAACCCGCTAATGTCGGCGGCATTCGCACCGATTATAAATCAGGTGCAAAGTCAATTTGCAAAAGCTGGTCGCTATGGTTCTGGCGCAAATCAGCAAGCACTTGCAAGCGCACTTGCACCAGCCGCTTTGCAGGCACAGCAAAACGCTATCTCACAAGCACCGCAATTTGCAAACCTGACAGCACAACAGCTTGCAGGCGTTGGAAGCGCGAGAGAGGCACAAGCCGAAGCTGAACTGCAAGACAATATTAATCGGTTTAACTACGACCAGAACATCGATCAGAAAAAGCTTCAGCAATATATGTCGCTGGTTGGCGGCGGTACGGTTGGAAGCAACACAATCAATCCGGTCAGTCGCAACCCAATGGCTACGGCTTTGGGCGGTGCTGGGGCAGGCGCACAGCTTGGAAGTCTTGCCGGATTCAATCCGATGTATGGTGCGGCGGCAGGCGGCATTTTAGGTCTATTAGGCTAGAGG